CATGGCGTGATGGCGGTACGCGCCGTAGCTTCCCGCATTGGTGTAGCGCTCGGGGGCGGAGATGATGCGCTCGCGGTAGCGCTCGTCACTTTCCGCATCTGCGCCGCCGCTTGATGCGGTGACGTTGCTGGCCGTCACTGGCAACCCCGTAGACAGTGCATTGATCTGGCCGGGCAACCAGCCGTTACCCTGTTCGCCAAGCTCGGTGCAGGTGGCTGTGACGGTGGCCGGATTTGCACCGACTTCAAGCGCTTCGGTTGTTGCAAAGCGCACCCGAGCGTCAGCACTGGCAACCACAGTACTCGCAGGTACAAGCATGGGCGCACTGCCCGGATTGTTTGCCGTAAATGTGATGCGGGTTTGCGCTGCTGTCGCAGCCAATCGGGGTGTCCCGACGAGTTCGCCCAGATAGTCCAGAATCGCACCATCGGAAAACCGCACCAGCATCTTTTCAGCTGTGGCCTGAATCGCCGCCAACGTCAAACTGTGCGCATACGCAATCTGGTTGATCAAGAGGCGCTCTATCTGCGCCGGATACAGCGTCTTGCCGACCATGTCCTCATAGCGCTTGACCAGCTGCACCTCGACGTCGGCGGGGTCAATACGCACGAACTGCGGCGCGGTAACTGGCAGCGTACTCATGCGTGCACCTGTGTTTGCCGGATGACGCCATCGGCAGCGCGCCAGACGATGCGGATCATGACGTGCTCGGGCTGCTGCTGTGAACCCGCTTCGACCTGCACGCGCTCAAGCCTCATACGCGGCTCCCAGCGGTTTAACGCCGCGACGACTTCGCGCACGATATGGGGACGGGCGCGCTCTATCGGCCAATCGATGTAATCGCGCACGCGGCATCCAAACTGCGGGCGGTGCGCGTCGCTGCCCGGCGGGGTAGCCAGAATGATGCGCACGGCCTGATCAATATCGTTCACGCCAGTGACCAGTTCGCCATCAAGGCGCGCGCGCCCCAGCGCAGGCTGCCAGTGCGCGGCTTGGGTGGAAACGGGATATTCGGGTTGCGCTTGCGTCATGACGGTCATGATGGGTTCTGCCGCGCGCTGCGTCTTGCAAAGGCGTTTAAGAAAACGCACTCAGTGGCTGTGGTGATTGCTGTTGCCGCCTTCGTCCATGATTGAACCCGTGGCGTGGATGTTGCCGTTGACTTGCACATTGCCGTTCATGGTGGCCGTCGCGCCGCTTGCACCTGCGCCCATGGTCAGGCTGCCTGTGACGGTCAGATTGCCGGTGCAGGAGGTTTGCGCGGCATCGAGCGTGACGGCATCGGCTTGCACGGTCGCGCTTGCAGCTTGCACCAAGACGGTGTTCGCAATCACCGTGACGCTCACTGCGCCTTCAAGCGTAAAGGCGTGGGTCGCTTGGTTATAGGTAACGGATGCGCCATCGGCAAAGCGTACGTATTCGGTGTCGGGGTCGGTGACGGGCGGCGGATTGCCTGTGTGGTAAACCCCGCCCTGGAGCGTTCCCCCGGAACCGTCGTCATCGAGCAGCACCGCAACCTGTTCGCCCACTGCGGGCAGGATGGCGCGGCGCTGAACGCCTACGGTATTGGTTTGCGGCACGTGCAGCCAGTACGTCTCGATGTCGTCGCGCTCGGGTAGCCGCACGCGCACGCGGTTTGTGGCGTAGTCCAGCGCTGTGACGATGCCGTAGCACTGGCGGGTCATTGGTTTTCTCCCGGAGGGTTTTGCGCCACACGGCAGGCATCTACCTCGGTCACAAAGCCGCTCGTGCACTCAATGCTGTGGGTCGCGCGCATAATGAGCCAGCGCCCGGCAAAACGGCCTGCCGTCTCGCCCGCGAGTTCGACGATGCTGCCGCTTTTCAATTCCGGCCTGCCGACGCACTGCCAGCTGGCCGTGCAGCGCTGGCGCTGCAACTTTGCCATCTTGGCCTTGGCCTGCGCGGCAGCGGTTGCGGGCGAGGCGGCGCGCGACGTGCTCTTGGCGGTGTTGCCGCTGCTGGTGGTTTTGCGTACGCTGCCGGGGACGGCGACGGCCTTGCCATCGACCACGGTCATTTCGACTGGATTGCGTTTGGCGTTGCCGGTGCTCTCGGAAGACTTTTTAACGCTGCTGGCCACTGCGACGACTTCGCCATTGACCACGTCCATCTCCACCAGCTTGCCCTTTGCGGCGTCCTGATGCTTGACGCTGACGGACTTCGGGATTTCCCGGAATGAATCGCGCAGCCGCACATTGGCCAGTTCTGTCAGCGTCAACCGCGCAACGGGTTCCAGGCGCTCCAGGTCAGAAATGCGCTGCAGCACCAGCTTGCTGTCCCAGATTTTGAAGGCATGGTCGTACTGTGCGGCCAGGTCGCGCAAAAATTCCAGATCGGCGGTTTCTTGCGTCAAGCGCTCAAGCGAAATCGCCTCGACTGCGCCCGCAAATCCCAGCCCTTGTCTGTGCGCAATCTGGCGGGCGATGCCTTCAAGCGTCATGCCCTCGTAGGCGCGGTGCTGGGTGGTGCGCAAATCGCTGCGAATGCCGACGGCCAGCGCCCGGATGGCAAGCGTCGCGGGCGGGTAGTTCAGTTCTACCTCATCGATCTCAAAGCGTCCCATAGCCATTACGTCCTGCCCCTGCCAGCCAAGTGCGAGCGTTAACGCATCGCCATGCCCCGGATACCATGCATCGCGCCAGAGTCCCTTGGCGTCCTCAAGCTCGATGTCCAGATCGTCGCTCGAATCCATCAAGTTGTCGGTCACGCGCAGGCGTACCAGCGCAGCGGCTACGTCGCGCGATATATCCCGACCTTCGTAGAACAGGCGGATCAAGGATTGCGGCACACCGCTGTATGGGCGCTCTATCGCATCCACGGCGGCAGTCCTTCGCGGCTGGTGTTGTCAGCTCCCCGCGCCAGCACGGGGATGTTCAGGCGAATGCCGACGGGCAGCATCGGCGTAATCGGTACGTGCGGATTGGCCGCAAGGATGGGCGCGTAGCGGTGTGCATCGCCGTAGTACTGCCAGGCTATCGCATCCCAGCGCTCGCCCTGGCGGGTGATGTGAATCAGGGTGTGGCGCGCCATGCTTACATCCTTCTCGTTGCGACGGCAGCTGCCAGTTGGGCAAGCGGTCTTGCGCCCTGCTCAAACAGGGTCAGAACGTGCTCCAGAGACTGGCCGCCAGAGGCCAGTGTTTCCAGCACGTTGCCGGTGTTCACCTCGCCGGACAACAGGTCGCGTGCGGCCTGCACCTGTGCGAGCGCGTCGGTTCCCAACTGCACCAATTCAGAGGCCGCCTCAAACTCGCTTTGCAAAGCCGTGACAGCTTGCGTCATGTCGAAAAGCACGGGCGCGGCGCGTCCGACGAGATTGACCATCGCGGGAACCTGTTGCAAGGCAGCCGCCACGTCGCCATTGCGTACCGAATCGACCAGGCGCACCGCCGCCTGTACGGTTTGCGCGGCAGACTTGGCCGCTTGCAGCGCTTGCATGGCGGCAGTTTTGGTGGGAGATTGCTCGCGCAGCAGTTCCGGTTGCGCGTCAAGCACGGCCTCGTCGGAGTCGGCCAGTGCGGGCGCGAGCGGCGGCACTTCAAAGTCACCGACCCACTGGCGCAGGGTCACGTTCAGGGTGGCGGCAAACGGCGCGCCATTGCCCCACGTGCGTCGCTGCGTCTGCTGCAATTCGGTCACGACGAACGCGCCCAGAAACTCGCCGCTGCCCAGCACGAACGCCAGCGGCGCGTGTGCGGCCATGGCGTCGCGCAGCGCGCGCAAGCGCGCCGCCACGTCGCCCAGCGTCGGGTGCAGTTCCATGCGCAGCTGATATTCGTCCAGTGCGTCGCCTACCGATTCCAACAAGGGTTTACCGGCAATCAAGGCGTGCTCGGCGTACTCGGCTGCGTGCGTTGCGTCCATGCCGGACAAGCCGCCAGCGATTTCAAATTCGATGTCTCCAAGAATCGCCAGCATCAGATCGCTCCTGCAAATGCCGTGCGACGTTTACGGTATTCTCGCTCTTCGATCCAGCGATCAAAGCGCTGCTGTATGACGTCCATGAATTGATCGGCCTGCTCGCCAATGTTGCTACCCGGCGCTACCGTGATGTGAACCACAGGAGAAAATTGGATTTGGGTCGGTGCAGGCACGGCGGCATTCAGCGCCGGAGCGCGCGCCGCTGGAGCGACCAACCCCGCCCCGGCATCAGTAATCAACCCCGACAGTTGCGCCACGGCCTTTCCGGCAAGCGGAATACCCTGCTCGATGCCCAGCGCCGCGCCCTCGGACACGAACCCGCCCAGTTGCATGAACACGCGGCTGGGGCTCTTGATGTCGAGCACCGAAGAAAACCACCCCTTGATGCTGTTGCCAAAGTTCGTAATGGTCTCTTTGGCCTTGGTAAAGGCCTTCGTCACGCCGCCCGTCAAGCCATCGACCAGCATGCCGCCAAAGCCCGTAAAGCTCTTGGGTAGCTCACCCCCGAACCAGTCCATGACGGAATCCAAACCTTGGTGAAACAGATTCAGCGGAGACCAGTCCACGATGGCCTTGGTCATTCCATCGATGCCGCCATCGAACAAGCCGCTGATGCTTTGCCACGTGCTGTCAAATACGCCCGTGGCGCTTTGCCAGGCACTGCTGGCAACGTTCGTGATGCCGTCCCATGCGCCGCTGGTCATGTTGCTCAATCCCTGCCATGCGCTGTCAAAAACACCTGTCACGCCTTGCCACGCGCTGCTGAAAACGTCTGTGATGCCAGACGTAAACGCATCAATGACCTGGCTGCCAAACTCGCTGAAATCGTCCGGCAGATCTACCCCGAACCAGCCCAGCACACCGGCAAACGCCTTGTAGAACAGCCCCAGCGGCGACCAGTCCAAGATCAGCTTTCCTACGCCCGCAATGCCGCCATCAAAGGCGTCCGTGATGCGCTGCCAGACGCCGCCAAAAAACCCTGTGATGCCCTCCCACGCGCTTTTGAAAATCCCCGTGACCGATCCCCACAGGTCAGCAAAAAATCCGCTGATCGGTTCCCAGAATTTGATGAGCAGGTATGCGCCGCCCGCAATCGCGGTGACGGCAAGGCCAATGGGGTTCATCAATAAGGCGCGCCCTACCCACAAGAGCGCACGACCGGCCAGCATCAGGCCGTTCTTCAGCCAAACCAGTGTCGTACCCAGCATCTTGGCCGCGCTGGAAAACCCGCCCACAAGCCACATGCCCACTTTGAACATCAGCCCTACGCCGGAAATGGCAAGACGCGCACCAAGCAACGCGCCCGCCACCGTGACGACACTTTTAACGAGGTCTGGGTTTTGCTGCACCCAGGCGGCAGCATGTTGCAGCATGGGCAGAAGCGCCAGACCAACAGAAAGCAGCCCGTCCACAATCGGACCGGACAGCTTCGTGCCCACGGCGGACACGGCCAGCCCCAAGCCCTTCATCTGCTCGCTGGCAGAGCCCATGCGCCGGATGAAATCCGCACTGATCAAATCCTGCCCGGTTGCCTCGCGCGCACCCTGCTTCAAATCGCGCAGCATCTGGCGGTTTTGCATGGCGGCAATCGTAAAATTTTTCACGCCCTCATCGACGAACAGGTCGCCCAAGGCGTAGCGGGCATTAAGCGCCGAAAACGCCGCGTTGCGCTTGTCGCTGTCCTGCTCGCCTACCGCCGCCTTGAAGGCGTCCAGCGCTCCCTCTCCTTTGGAATCGACGTAGGCGGTCAGGGTTTCGAGCATGGCCTCAAACGGCGTAAACCCCTGGCTGGTCAGGTTCTTGATGGAGTTTTCCAGATGAATACCCGCGCCCTCAAAGCGCTTGCCCGTCTCGGGCGAGAAAATCCGGTACATGAAGGCGTCCAGATTGCGTGCGGCCTCCGCGTCCGAATTTGCCCCCAGGCGTGCGACCTGTAAACCGGCCACGAAATCGGCCATCAAGTCTTCGGCCGAAAGCTTGATTTCACCCGACATGTCCTGCATGCGCAGGGATAATTGCGGAATGGCGTCGGCCATTCCCTGCACGCTCATCTTGCCCTTTCCCGAGGCGTAAATCATCATGTTCAGGCTGTCTTTGAACCCGGCTGCAGCCATGCCCATGTTGTCCCTGGAAGCCAGCGCCATGTTCGACAGGCTCTGCATGCTCGCGCGCGTGGCCGTCGCCGCCTGGGTCAGAATCGGCATGTACTCGCCCAGAGACAGTAGATCGCGCACGCCGCCATCAACCAGAGACTTTGCAGCCGCCCCGGTCTGATCCTGCGTTTGGTTGCCGCCAAGCGATGCCGACTGGATAAGCGCCGCGAAGTCCTTTTCTGCATCCCGGCCTAACCCCGCCGTCATGGCCAGGTCTACCGACATGTCTTGCAGAGAAAGCGCTTTATTGACCCCCAGCGCCACGGGAACGGCAGCTGCGGCCATGGCCGCCATGCGAAGGCTGCCCAGGCTGCGCGTCACACCCTCGTAGCCGCCGCGCAGTTTGGCAAGCGCGAGTCGTCCCCGCGTGGCAAAGGACACCTGCGCATCGGCTGCCGCCCGGTTCGCGCGCGCCAGCCGATCAGAAGCGTCTTTGAGGTTTTCAACCTCTCGCCGCGTCTGACCAAAGGCGCTTTTAAGCTGGCTTCTCCCGAGCACGCCCAGCTTCAAGCCTACCTTGATGTTCTTGTCCGCCATGCGCCATTAACCCTTCAGTGCGCGCGCCCGGCGCGCGTTTTCTTCTCCGGCTACCTCGCACCAGCGCCAGTAATCCTCCATGTCCAGACGCTCGATTTCCGAGGGCTGCATGCCCAGCACCAAGAGGAGCGCCGCATCCCATTCATGCAGCGTCTCGGCCTTCGCCCAGCATGCTCTGAAATCGCTCGGCTACACGCCTTGCATCGGCAATGTGCAGCTCCCCCAGGTCTTCGACAGTCAGCCCCGTCATCTTCGCCAGCAGCAACTCCTCCATCAGGTTTTCGTCCTTGCCGTGGCGCTGCGCGGCAGACAGGTCTTTGCGTTTGAGCGTGTGGATTTTGACCGACCTCAATACATCGCCCGTCGCCAGCGTAATGGGGTGCAGCAATTCCAGTTCAGGCAGCGGCAGGTCATCCCCGGCCAGCAATGCAGTGTTCTCTTTCATGGTGTGTAAACCCTTTTCAAATCAGGAAATGCCCAAGTTGCGACGGTACGTGCTCAGCTGGTCTATGCCGTTCACGCTGTAGATATTGCTCATGCAGTCGAGCTTGAAAACCTCGCGCCCGTTGACTTTCTGCTGCACGTAGATCGCAGAAAACGGCGTCTCGAACGTGGCCTTTTCGCGCGGCTTGTAGGCTCCCAGCGGATACTCTTTGAAGAGCACCGTCATCAGTGTCACCAGCGGCAACTGTACCGATCTGCCTTGCGCATTCCAGCCCTCGATCTGCGAGCGCAGCTGCAGCTGCACGGTCTTGAACGGCACCGCGCACGCGCGTGCCGCATCCTCGTAGTGGCTACCCCAGATGATCTTGCCCTCGATCTTGTCAAAGCCCGTGGGAAGCTCGATGGCGGCCACCATCCCGAGCCCCTGAAAGTCTGTCATCGTGGCTTTGACGCTACCCAGGTCTACCTCTTCGCAGCGCCCCACGTAGCTGTTGCCGTCCAGGTACACGGCCGCGTTGGTAATCAGGTGTAAGTTCGTGCCTGCCATGGTCAATTCCCTCCGCCCAGCGTGGCGAGATATTCGCCGGTGATTTCGGTCTCGAACGTGCCTCGCTCCATCGGAGGCGGGGGCGTCAGCTTGTAGCTGAACAACAACTGGCCGAGCTCAATCTGCGTTTGCGGATTGCGCGCCGGGTCGTACCAGCATTCGCCGCCAATCAAAGCGCCGTCTCCGATGAGCTTGCGCAGGAATTGATTGACCGTCTCCACAATCGATTCGATCAGCGACTCAGTGATGGGTCGGTCTACGAACTGCAGGCAGGAATAGCGAATCGACTCATCGACAATGTCCTTGGTGCGGCGCACGTTCTCGAAATTGCGCATGTGGGTGACCGTAGGCCACGCCGCCGTGCGGTTGCCCCACAACCTGAACCCCGAGCCAAAGCTGTTGAACACCGTGGTGATCCCGGCTTCGTTCAGCAGATTCACTTCCGAATACGGGTCATCAACGCGCGCGGTCAGATTTCTCTCCAGACCAATGACGCCCGCCAGTTCGTGGTTTGACGAACTCCACCAATATCCCTTGTCGTCGTCCACACGCGCGCGCAATCCCACCGCCCGAATCGACAGGGGTTGCAACTTGATCGCGTCGGTAGCCGCGTCGTACACCTTCACGTGGGGGTAGCACAGGCGCACCTGATCGCTGCTGGTGGCAAAGTTGATCGTGCCTGCCGATCCGCGCCCGGCCAGCGCCTGTGCGGGCGTCACGCCAATGGGCGCGTCGATATAGGCAATGGCCTGCAATTGACTGGCCTGCGCGATCAATTCGCTGCTCACCGCATTGTTGGTGGAAAAGCCCGGAGCCAGCAGCAGCTTGGGGAAAAACCCGAACAGGTTATAGCTATCGGCCAGCAGTTTTAAGCCGCTGCGTTGTCCCAGGCTGTTGACCGCGCCAATGATGTCTGCCGCCGTCACCTTCGATGGGTCGGCATATTCGTAGTCGGCCTGTACGCTCGCCTGCGGCGCAATCGCGCCCGTGGCAATGCGCGTGATGCGACCACGCACCCGGTCAATCTCGTAGTCCGTGCCTTCTGTGTAGGTAAGGCTGCCGTTTTGCGATTTGAGCGTAAGCGTCTGAGACGCAGGGTTGGCCAGTTGCAGCCGGTCGTTGACGCCAAACGTCGCTGCCTCGCCCGTCACCGTATCTTTATGTACGGCAGGATCAAGCACGTTGACCACCTGCACCGTTCCCGCCCCGAAGGCGTGGATACCCTCCAACGCCTCGGGGATGCCAAAGCCGGGAACGTCCGCTCCAAACTGGGCATCATCGCGCACCGACAAGCACAGGGTCAGTTCATTGACCGGACCCGTGGGCGCGCAACCCACCAGGCCAATCACCGCGCTCTTGACCACGCGAATTGCACGCGGACCGCGCTCGACCTCGATGGTTTCAATGCCGTGTAAATAGTTCGCTGCCATTACCGTAACCCCTCTTCGTAGCGGTCGATTCCTTTGTCGGTGATTCGGCATTCGTTGCCAGTCACCTTGATGCACTGCGCCTCAATCAGGTAATCCAGTGCAAACTGTGCTTCTCGCGGGTCATAGCCCATTGCGTGCGTCAAATTGCGAACAAAGCTGCATTCGCCATTACGACGCAAAGCGCACAAAGCCGCCAGCATGTAACGACGGATTACCTGCTGGCGTCTGACAAAATCACGATCAAGCGTGTCCTGCGTCATGGCTTATCCCCCTTCTTGCCTTGCGGTTTTTCTGAACCCGCCGCAGGGTTGGCTGGCGGTGGCGGCACGGGCTCGATGACCAGCCTCAAAAACCCCAATCCCAGCAGAGTCTGCGTGTACTCGTGCTCGGCGGGCAGCTGCACCGTCTTGTTCGGATGCAGCCGCACGTCCAGCACTTTCCCGTTGTGTTTAAGTGCCGCGCCCGAGACCGGGCCGCTGTAGCGGTACGTCTGAAAAGTCATCCTTGTTCCCCTTGAAAATCTCCATCGTCGGACAAAATCTGCACCTGCACGCTTTGCGTCGCGTATTCCTGCCGGTAGTGCCACAGGCCATTGCCGGACTGCCCCAGAAACGATTCACTGACCGCAATCAGCCCCATCTGGCAGTGCGGCGGCACAAACCCGACAAGGCAACTGCGCAAGGCGTCCAGATGCGGCACCGCGCCTTGTGCGCCGTTTAAGCGCTTGGTGATCAGCGTCACCGCAATCGTGATTTCGCGCGGCTGCACAATTCTGCCCAGCGCCTGCGAAGCGCCAAAGCGGCTGCCCGAAAACGCCAGCAGCACCGCGCCTGCAGGGTGATTCAGGTGATACCGAAAAACGTCGTCAGGAAAAAACTCCACTGCCAGCGCACGGCCAAAATTCGCCTTCAGGTACGCCAGCGCCGCGTCGAGCATCTCCTGCGTGATGGAATGCATCAATACCGCTCCCAGTGCTCGCCGCCAAAAATGGCTTTGCGTCCCCGCACCCGCACTTCCAGCGGTGCGGGCGCAGACTTGCCCGCGTCCGAGCCTTGCGCGATCCCCAATGTCACCCGCCCGTCCCGGATTTGCTCAAGCACCTTCACCGCACTGGCGTACGCGACTGTGACCGTTTCGGGCACCACCCCATCGGGGCGACGCAGATACAGTTCGTGACGCAAGACGTTCACCGCCAGCCCGCGCACCATGCTGGGCACCTCGACAAATGGCAACTCGTAGCGCCCGCGCAAAAAACCATCGACCAACTCTTCAACGTTTTCTATGCTCGCTGTCAGTACCGTCTCATCCGGGCTGCTTGCCGCCGGATCGTCGTTGGTCAGCCGGGTCAACGTGACAACGGGTATCGCCGCCTCAATGGCCGCACGGGTCAGATAGCGCATCACCCTTTCCCCTACGCCGCCTTCAATTGCACCAGGGCTTCCGGCACCATGCACAGCGCCAGCGGGTTTGCCTGCACCTCCACATCCCAACCCTTGCCCAAGCGGCGTTCTTCTGCCTTGGCATAGAACGGCAAGCCCGGGGTGTTTACGGCTTCGTTGTAATTGGCCGGAGCGTTAAACATCCGGTACGCGCCCGGCGCAATCGGAAACACCTGCGCCTCGTCCTCGGGAATGAACCGCTGGCCGCTGATGATGGTGTCGTATTCGATAAAGGTGATGCCGCCGAAGGTAAAGCCGCCTCGCTGATCGCCCGCCAGCCGGTCTTGCGCCGCCTGCCAGCCCGCAAACGCCTCCTTGACCGACTTGTGGGCAGTCAGCGCATCAAAGAACGCCGGACCGCAAAACGCCGTAAACCCGTTGGCAGCCATACCGCCCAGTTTCGATTCCGCGTATCGCTTGGCTGCCACGCACGCAGCGCGCACGTCCGTTGCCGCCGTGCTGAAAGCAATGGTGTCGGTTTTCTGCATCACGCCAAAAGCGTCATACAGGTCTTCAATCACGCTGCCGTCGGCATCGAGCAACTGCCCGCGCAGCGCCCCAATCCTCTGCCACTCGCGCGTGGCCTCGACAGCGTTTTTCATCTCCGTCAAGTGATCGTTGATGATCTGCGCCTGCGCCGTGGTCGCATCGCCCTCTGCACCAAAGGCCGACACGTTTTGCAGCTGACCAGGCAGCAGCGCGCGGCTCAACGGCAGGTGCAGCGTCTCGAACACGCGCCGGATTCTCTTGCCGGTGCCGCTCGGTCGCGCATCGGCGTCGCGCGCCGTATTGGGTACCAGAGACAATCTCCCCTGATACTCGTCAATGACCACGCTCGTGGTCGTAATGCCCTTTTCGTCAAAAACGTTCAGCGCCGCGACTTTGCCCGGCACCGCAGGCAGTTTGTTGATCGACGCCGTCAGGCTCGTTACCGTAAACAGGTCTTGCAGATTCATGTGCGTTTCCTTTGCCGTTAAATTTGCGCGCGCGCCACAATGCCAAGCGCGGCCAGATCATCGGTAGCTGTGGCCTTTTGCGCGTCGCTTGCCGCATCCGGCCACACCAGAGCATTTGCCGCTACCACCGCGCCGCGTTCGATCACCACGCGCGCCTGCGCATCCGCCGTAGCATTGACCGATTCTCCGAGCACCGCCACCGCCTTCTTGGCCGCGCCAGAGCCGGTAAAGTCCACCGGCTGGTACTTGCCGCCGACCTTGGCGAGCACCGTGCCGATGGCGTGATCGCCCGCCACAATCACACCTTGCCCCTTCGTCCAGGCAGGGTGAACCTCAATCAACAGCACGTCGCCCAGTTTTTTAGGCGGGGAATAGCTCGTTGCCATGGCTGCAACTCCTTTACAAAAAATCAGGATTTTTGGCCGCGTGCCAGCGCATCGGCCAACAGCGGATTCGATTCGGATCTTGATGCACGCGCCACCGTCGCTTGCTCGGCAAAGCTGACGCTGCCGGTCAAGCCTTCCAATACGCGCTTCAAACCGTCGGCCAGCGGTTTTTGCGTATCGCCCTCGGCAAACGCCAGGCCGCCGCTGCACGCCACATCCAGGACAGAAACCACCGCATCGAAGTGCGCCGGCTTCATGCCCTTGGCAACCAACCCTTCGGCAAACGCAACATTGGCCGCGTGCGCGGCTTGCTGCGCCTGGGTCTCGCGCTCGGCCTTGAGCTTGGCAAGCTCGGTGCGTAATTGAGCTGCTTCCTGCGCCGCCTTGAACCCGGGCGAGCCTTCCGCGAACGCTGCCGTATCCGCTTTGGCCGTTTCGTGCGCAGCCTTCTCCTCGGTCTGTTCCTGCTGTTCTTCTTTCACCGACTCAATGGCAGCATCGTTCGCGCTCGCCTCCTTGGCCGCCTCGCGCGCATCCTCGGCCAAAGCTTCCAGGCTCCAGGCCGGGATGACCTTGTCGGCAACCTCTGCACCGTGCTTGTCAATGAACCATTCGCGCAGATTTCTCCACAGCCCGGCCTCTACCTGCGCGCCATGCGCCAAATCACTTTCTGCAAATTCCACAGTCCCTTCCTCTCTTTCGGCAAATGACACACTGCGCAAGCCCTTGACCGCTGGCGGATGCGCTCCCAACGTCCCTACATGTTTCAGGTAATACACGTCCGGCACCGGGTTGCCCGCAGAGCCTGGCTCGTAAAAACACGCGCTGAATTTTTTGTATCGACCCATCTGGCCAGCCTCGGCAAAGGCAGGGTTGACCTGCTCGACCTCGGCTTCAATGCCGTCAGCCACGCGCCGTAACGACTTCACCCAGCCATGCGCGGGCGCATCCATCGCGGGGTGGCCTATGACTACCGGCGCGTGGTGCAGCGCCGGGTCGTAGGCCGCCACGATGGCGTCCAGATCCGATTCGCTGAACTCGACTTGGCGACCATCGGATGCACGATGCCGACCAGGACGGAAAATGTGTACGTTCTTCATGCCGCCCATGATGGCGGGCGCAAACGCGGATGTCTCTTAAAGCCGTTTAAGAAAAATCATCCGGCAACAGAGTGCGGGCAGCGAGTATTTTGTTGACCTCAGCAATATGGTCAGGCCGCAATCCAGCGTGCTGGCGGCAATGCCGGGCAATGCACCCGAGCGCAATGCCGCAAGAAGGCGTTTATAAACGTTTACAAGGCGCCTCAAACGCCCAATGCCTACCCAGACAAGGGTCGGTGCGCCAAACGCGCCTGTGCGGCGTTTTTGGGGAATCGACCTTAGCCGCTCACGCTTCTGGCAACCGCACGCTCGATGGCGTCCGAGATTTGCTCCACTACCATCTGCCGATCGGCCTTGGACAAGCCAATGAATGGCCGCGCCGGAATGTCCCCCCACAGGTGCGGGAAATCGACCTTGGTTCCGCCAAACTGCTGCATGGCCGAATACTCCATGGTGTTGCCCACCATCAGCACATTGTCGGCTACCTGCGCGTGATTCTGGTGCTGCAACATCTGCGTGCGCCTGCCCTTGTCTCCACCCTGTTTGCCTCCGATCAGCGGATGGTCAAACCCTTTGCGGGCAATGGTCAAATCCGAGTTCCCCAGCCACGGCTTGCCATCCGGCGCGCGCCTGTCGATAAAGCGTTGCTCTGTGCTCTCAACCAGCTTGCGCCCGATCAGCTTTAACGCGGGTGCCAGGTCTGTCGTGACCTTCTCCAACGCGCCCAGCGCGTGCGTAATGTCGGCGTCCTGCAAATCGATGGTAATCATGACAGGCATTCCTATATAATGTGAATCGATGCCAGCCTCGGCTTGGCTGCCGACCCCTTCACCCGCTACGAGTGCCGGAATGTCTTGAACATCGGAGCATCAGGGTGATGATGAGGGCAAGGGTGGGTGTCTCCCACTCGCTGGCATCGCTCCCCCCTTCCATCCCCACTCAACGGATACGTACCGCATTGGGCGGTTCTGCATCCCGCTTGTCCTGAAACAGCGACAAAAAATAGTTCTTGCGCCCATCCTTCGTGCGCTTGAGCGAGGCTCGATATCGCACCCCATCGAGCGTGATGTACACCAATCGCTCCTCCCCCTGTCGATAAACTTTTGCGTCGTTTGCTTCCAGCAGCCGCTGAGAATTTATCCGTAAATTAAGTTAAATTACCGTCCTGTTCGAGTTACACAGAGCATCAGGAGAAGCGGATGGCCAAGGGGCATGCATATTCATGGGAAG